ACCCTCTGCGCTGCAAACAATGCAGGTTTAGCAACAATTCGAATCAAATAATCAGTATTATAGTGCTTAAATAATTTCATTAAATATTTTGTACGTGGACTGAATTTTAAAGCAGTGCCCCACACAAAACCAATTTCCGGTAATACCACCGACGCGAGATAATCATGTCTCTTGCCACTGATAACACCATCCGAGGTCATGTGTACGACATCTACGATCCCTGAAGGGGTTCGTAGCTTACTAACTTTCCGCGAAGAGTTAACACCAACATCCTGAATTTGGAAGTCAATACCCTGTTCAGACGAATCCGTGTGATGCTCAGTGAGCATACCCGAATATCCTTCTGAATGGGTCCAACTTTCAAATTTAGGTTTTGACACTGGCTCTTGCAGATCTTTAGTAGAATTAGTATTAGTTTCCATTTGTTCATGCATAATATCACATATAGAGTATTTCAGATCTCCAGTTTCCTTATTATAATGGTCATCTACAAGTTGATGACGACAAACACAATAATTAATATTAAGATTATCACAATAACACATAACACATTCAAAATCCCGACTGATATCATATTTTACGAGCATTTCTACCCGATGCGATATGAAATCAGCGAAAGTTTGAGGAACAGTTGACACAAAGTGTCTGCAAAGGAAAGTAGTATTACATACATTCATTTTAATACCATAAGTGAACGATACTAAAGATGACCCTTTTGAGTTTAGTCATGAAATGACCCTGTCTATGAGACACTCAAAAGCCTTAGAAAACGATTGGAAATGACATCCAATATGCATTCTAAGGAAAAGTCGATCTTTAATAGCATCACTCACAACACTAACGAATGTATCGTAATACTTCTTTCCATGAGCAGCCGCTTCTAACATAGCTTCATCTAATTGTACTCTAATTTTCTCAAAATCCTTAGGGGCAATATTAGTATAGTTAAATTGTTGTTCAATAGATTCTTGATCAATAGGAGCAAGATACAAATTATAATTTTTAATAAATCTACGTTTCAAAAAGGTAATTTCATCAAGGTTCTTAGCAGTAGTTTCTGAATCTAAATCTTTACTTGCAACAGTATAATCTTGTTCTAAAATTTGCATGAATTTAGCTACGTTATCAAATGAATAATTAGTAATTTTTGAATTAGTTGAATAAATAACATCATCACCAAAACAGGTGAAAGCAACATCTCTTCTAAATGAATTCAGATCTCTTTTATCAGTAATTTTAATGTAACACCACCAATGATATAACAAATTAACAATACAATTAATAACAGTTGTCATAGGATTACCTGAAGGGTTCCCATGTTTTACTAAATGAACATCTCTTCCACTCACCTGATATGTCCTTATATATTCATCCCATAATGTTTCCATTGCGAGACG